TGCTAAGGGAGTATGGGGTGTAGAGCCTCATCGAGGGTTCGAATCCCTCCGTTTCCGCCAGAGCTAAAAAAACCCGCCCTAAACAAGCGGGTTTTTTTACGTCTGCGCTGGGCATTGACCCTATATAAAACAACGTGGTACGCTCTGTTTCATGGTGTTTTATACAGTGTCTCTGCAAGCGGCTCCCAACTGGCTCTCATGCTCAATTCAAATTTTTATGGCCTACATGATGGCCCACAGAAATTGAGCCATGCCGAAGCGAATCCTTGAAATGACGGCGTTGGAGGTTTCCAGGCTGCGCGTGGAAGGCTCGCACGCTGTGGGCGGTGTCAGCGGCTTGTATCTGCGGATTGAAGGCGGGTCGCGCACATGGGTGCTGCGATACGTGCACATGCGCCAGCGGCGGCGCATGGGCCTGGGCAGCTATCCCGGCGTGACGTTGGCCGCCGCGCGTGAAGCGGCCCGCGCTGCGCTGGGGCAGCGTGATGTCGGAACCGACCCCATCAAGTCGCGCCAGGATGAACGCGAGGCAGCTCGGCTGGCCGCCGCCCAGCGGCTGGAGTTCGACAAGGCCGCCGATGCTTTCATCTCCGAACACGAAAGCACCTGGCGCAACGCCAAGCACGCCCAGCAGTGGCGCAACACCCTCACTACCCGGCCGCCGACAGCGACAGCAGGGCCACGGCGATGCGCTGGCGGGTGTTGGTGGTCACTGTGCCACCTCGCAAGCAGCCCGCTTTGCCATGCGCTCGGCACGTTCAATGCGCCACTTCCACAGCAGATAGCCCAATTGCACGGCCACGTAAACGATGGTCAGCGCCTGCAGGGTGTGGCTCATGGTCCAGCCGGTGGCGGCCTGATGGGCCACCACAGCAACGGGCGGCGATGCTTTGGCGACTTCTACGCCAAAGGCTTTGAGGATGCTTTCACGGTCCATGGTCAATCAGTCCCACAGGTTGATGGTTGGTTTTTTGTTTCGCTTCGGCGGGACAACGATTTGCACCACGGTGCCAGCGGGCAGGCGTGGCCCCAGTGCGGCCAGGCCCGGGTTTGCGGCCAGCGTGGCTTCCACCACGTCAGCGGTTGCGCCCGTGGTGCGGCGGCACAGCTCGTCCAGCATTTCGTGGTCCTGGGCGATGGCGCGCATCAGATCAACTCCACGGTGGTGCGCGGCCGGCCCAGCAAGTCGGAGATTGCCCACCGGAGCTTGCGGCGGTGTTCGTCCACCTTGGCTTCGATGCGCTCGCGGATGCGTTCGGTTTTGCTGTCGTTGTGCGGCGTGGTGTCAATCTCGCGGTACGCCTCGGCCAGATCGGCCTGCACGTGGGCGTGGATGGCGCGCAGGTAGCGACCGGCCTGGCGGCCGTCGCCGGTTGCATCCAGTGAGGCCACGCCCAGCTCGATCTGCTCGGCCTTGTAGCTTCGCAGCTCGCCGTTCACGGTGTCGATGGCGCTGTCGATGGCGTCAGCCAAACGCACGGCCGTAACCGTGCCATCCAGCAGGCAGGACTCGCGGACCTTGGACGCGTCGATTTCAGGAAACCACGGGTCGTTTGTGACCTGGGCGTCCTCGGCTCCGATGGGCGGATTGGCGGTGGCGATGAACGACATGGGCGGCTTCGTGCTGGCGGTGTTGGGAGGTGTGGCGGTGGCCCAGGGCGTCGGAGTGAAGCACCGAAGTGCGCTCTCTGCCCTGGGGCCGCCACGGGTGCGGGGTACGCTCGGGTTACAGCGCCTACGCCTTCTCTGCCGTCTTCGGCTTGAGTCGGCGCTCCAGGCGCTCAATGTCTTTTTTCACACCGGCTCGGGTGTCCAGCTCCATGGCGCGCTGCAGCAGAGGTAGTGCCTCTTTGCACGCCTTGAGGGGGCGGGTGGCCATGTCCACATCGTGGCTACCTGTCTTTCCCAGCACGGCCCAGCCCGCGGCTTTGTACAGCTTGCTTTTGGCTTGGTCGGGTGTGTCGGCTTGATCGGTCAGCGCCATAGCCTTAGCTGCAACCAGCAGCGCATCAGCGCCGCTCAGCTTCCCGGCCAAGATGGCTTCGGCCACTTCGTCCTGCACGATGGTGGGCAGATTGCGGTTGTACTGGTCTGGCGGCTTGATGCCGCTGGCCAGCGCGTATTCCGCAATCTCCAGCGCGCGGGCGTAGTTGCCTGCGTCGATGTGCCACACCATCACCGTGGCCAGCACATCGTCCTGCGTTCCGGGCCGGGCCTGCAGTACGCCGTCCACATAGGCGTCGTACTCGGGCAGCATCGCGCCCTTTACCGCGCGGTTGGTGTTGGCCGCCACGCTGGTGCCGTTGAAGCCGATCATGATGCGGTCCAGCGCGCATTGCTGCTGGATGGCGCGCGACAGGCGCAGCTGGAAGTCGGGGAACTTGGCCCACATGTCCAGCGTGGCGTAGCGCACGTGTGTGTCGTAGTTGGTTTGCACGCACTGGTAGCCCTGGCCGCCCAGCGATGCGGCATCGCGCGTGGCGCGATCCCCTGCGGTGGTGTCTGTCCGGCTGGCCACCGGGCCATCGGTGCCAATGCCGATTTTCTGCCCAACAACGTGGGCGGCTTCGGCGACGTGGAGAAAGCCGCGATGGTGTTTGCCCGTAATGAAATCGCACCGCTCCAGGCGCGCATGGCCCATGCCATCAATACCTGGGCCGGCCGCACGGTCTGCACGTTCAAGCCCTACGTACTGCAGGACGCACCGGCCGCCGCCCCTGCCCTGGCCTAGATACCACCCAGGCCCAGCACAGCCCGCCCAAGCGCGGGCTTTTTTGCGCCCAGTCCGCGGGCCTATCCGGTCACACTGCAGGCCCTCCGCGACCCGCCTAGCGGGTCCCAGCCCCTTGTCGTGCCGCCGGCCTGGCCGGCCGGCGCCCCCGCCACCCCCCATCCAGGCCCCCGGCGCGCCGTCGAGACCCCGCCGCGCCTGCTCGCTTTATTGATCGAATTCGTCGACAGCGCCGCGCCCCTCTTTCATCAGGTGTGGCCTAGCACTAGCCGACAGCGTCGGCACCTTTTTGCTGTCGGGAAATGCCGGAAAGCGTCGGGACTTGGCGCGGCCGATTTACTTGCTAATGTAGGAACCTCCAGCAGTCGGCACATGGCCGAAAATCAGGAGTACCCTCCCGTCGGTCCATTCGCCAAGGGCGCCCCCCCAAACGGTGCTTTTGTCGGTGCCATCAATTCCCTCCGTGAAGCGATACATGATGGCAGCAGTAGGTTTATCGATGGTTCCAAAACCAACGTCACGAAACGACTTAATGACGAGGCTGGACTTGTCATCGTCTGAAATGCGGAACCCCCATTCGAGCTTGCCGCCATTCGGGGGCACTCCCGTCGCGTTGTAAAACTCACCGCCCCCGTCGCAATCGAAACGAATCCAGTCCCCGCCTTTGGCAAAGAAAAGCTGTTTACCGCACACGGCCTTTGCTAGGGTGTCGGATGGACGCAGGTCCACAGTAACCTTGCGAACATTTCCGCGAATGTTGAACTCTTTTTTGACGGCACGTTCGGGTGCCGACTGAGCCAAAGCGAATGGCGAGGTCACCGAGAGAATCAAGCTGGTCAGAACAGCTACGGGGAGAGTGTTTTTCATTGTGCTCCTATGGGCAGTGCGACTACCGGTTTAGCTCGCTGAACCTGTACTTGCTCTCTGCGCTCGAATTGTTTACAAAGGCTGACAGGGCTGAACAATTATTGCACATGTTGTTACATGGCCTGACGCTAGATAGTCCGTTTACGTCTTCGGGTGTCTTTCCCTTGATGGGAGCTTGGGGATCAGCGCTGGTAGCCTTGTTGGCCTACCTGATGGCCTACAGGCACGCGAAAGACCTGCCTGCGGCGCACGGGTACTTACTTCACTGATCCCTCCGTTTCCGCCAAACATGCAAAAAGCGCCCTTTGGGCGCTTTTTTGTTTTCCGGCGCTAGCATGGGGCCTCTGCAAACGGAGGGCAAACATGGACACCGTGCACTGGAGCGAGAGCGGTGCGGTCTGCACCATCACCATTGACCGGCCCGCGTGCCGCAACGCGGTGGACCGGCCCACGGCCGAGGCGCTGCGTGAGATGTACCTGCGCTTCGAGCGCAGCGCGCACCTGAAGGTGGCGGTGCTGACCGGTGCTGGCGGGCATTTCTGCGCGGGGGCCGACCTGGGCGCGATCGGTGATGCAGCGCGCTGCAATGAACTTGATCCACAGGGCCTGGGCACCGGCCCCATGGGGCCCACGCGCCTGGCGCTGTCCAAGCCGCTGATCGCGGCCATTGAAGGCTATGCCGTGGCCGGTGGGTTGGAGCTGGCGTTGCAAGCCGATCTGCGCGTGGCTGCCGAGGATGCCGTGCTGGGCGTGTTCTGCCGCCGCTGGGGCGTGCCGCTGATTGATGGTGGCACGGTGCGCTTGCCGCGCATCGTGGGCATGGGGCGGGCGCTGGACCTCATCCTCACGGGCCGCGAGGTGCTCGCCGCCGAGGCGCTGGCCATGGGCCTGGTCAACCGTGTGGTGGCGCCGGGCACGGCCCTGCAGGTGGCCCAGCGGCTGGCCGACCAGATTGCCGCATTTCCCCAGGCCTGCATGCTCGCCGACCGCGCCAGCGCCTATGCGCAGTGGGACTTGCCGCTGGTCGAGGCGCTGCGCCAGGAGGGCGCTCATGGCGTGCCCGTGGTGGCGCAGGAAGGCCGGCAGGGGGCGGCGCGGTTTGCCAGTGGCGCCGGGCGTCACGGGCGGCCTGAAGAGCGCTGAGGCCCCGCCAATGCAAACGGGCCCGACCGGGCCCGTTGTTGCGTGGATTGCCGTGGAGGCGGCTCAGTCGATCTTGTCCTCGATGCGCTGCGCCGCGTGCTTGTCGGCTTCAAAGACGTCATGCGCCGTGCGGCCGGCACGCTGGTTGTGCCACCAGCCGTAGCTGATCACGCCCAGCGTCAGCAGGATTGCGAGGTAGGGCGTGGCATGGAAGACTTCGGGCAGGTAGGGCTGGACGGCCTTGTCCGAATCGATCATTTCACCGGCGGTCCAGGCGATCAGGCCAGCGCCCACGTACACGATGATGGGGAAGCGGTCCATCAGCTTCATGATGACGGCGCTGCCCACCACGATCAGCGGAATGGACAGGGCCAGGCCGACGATCAGCAGCGTCCAGTCGCCCTTGGCCACCCCGGCGATGGCCAGCGTGTTGTCCAGGCTCATCACCACGTCGGCGATCAGGATGGTCTTGACGGCGCCCCAGAGGCTGTCATGGGCATGGTGGTCGCCCTCGGCCTCGTCGTCTTCCACCAGAAGCTGCAGGGCGATCCACACCAATAGCAGGGCGCCGACGAATTGCAGGAACGGGATCTTCAGGAGCTGCACGGCGACGACCGTCAACCCCACGCGCAGCACGATGGCGCCGCCACTGCCCCAGAGAATGGCCATCTTCTGGTGCTTGGCAGGGAGGTTGCGGGCCGCCAGTGCGATGACCACGGCGTTGTCGCCGGACAGCACGATGTTGACCAGCATGATTTGCATTAGCGCGACCCAGAATTCCATTCCCATAGCGTGTCTCCGTGGCATTGATCAAGCGCCTGTCCGGATGGAATGCGCCGAGTGGGGACGATGATATGACGCCAAATCCCGGCTTTTGCAGCGGGTTCTACGTACATGCCGGTAATGGTTTAGGGGCAGTGGCGCGGGTGTCCCGCCGGCCGCGCAGGCCGACGAGGCCCGGGCTCAGGGGTGGGCCGCGAAATGCGGCAGCGGCAGTTCGTCGTCGTCCAGCGACACGCCGCGCGGGTGTTCGCGGGTCGTGTCGATGCAGCCGCCTTCGGCGTACACGCCCTGCGG